AAGAGGGTAGTCATGCGGCTACCTTTTTTATTTATCATTTATTTTAATAAATAATACTTAATAGGTAATGATATTGATTAACAAGAATAGTGTAAACACTTGCATCTTGACGTTAAGCGAAAGAACAACGTTAACAAATGCAAAGTATTTATTTGAGTTCACAAATGATAGCACCAAACAAGTAAAAACATTTATTTGTGCCGATGTATCAACTAACAAGCTGAGATATAATGAATTTTTAATTGAAGAAAATGCAACTGAAAATTTACTAATAGGCAAAGTATCATTGACTATTGGCGACTGGAAGTACAACATATACGAACAATCATCATCTACTAATTTAGTAGTGGCAAATAGTGGCGCATTGGTTGAAAATGGAAAAGTAGAAGTGAAAGGAACATCAACTAATTTAGCAGAATTTACAAGCGAACAAACAACATATACTGAGTTTAATGGCTAAGAATAATACATCAATCGAAGTGCTTAATAGTAATTTAGCTTTCGTTCAATTTGGCGAAGAAAAAAGACCCGAATTGAAAAAGGATTGGCAACATGACTATATAAAATACGGAAAGAAAAACGAATTTCCTCAAGAGTTAATTAGATACTTTGAAGAACACGCAGAACATGGTGCGATAGTTAACGCAAAGGCACGTTACCTTTGGGGACGTGGATTAAAGGCGGTTAATGAAGAACAAAACGAAATAGCTGAACAATTCTTAAGTAAGGCTAACAGGTTTGAAAGTTGGTATAAGATGGGTCAGAAAATGGCTTTAGATTGTGAGCTATTCAATGCTTTCTATTTGCAAGTAATTACCGACATTAATGGCAAGCCAGTTGAGTATTATCACTTACAATACGCTAACTGTCGATTAAGCGAATGCAAAACTAAACTTTACTTTAGTGAGGACTGGACAAAACACAGTCCTGAATTTAAAATATTTACTATCTACAAAAAGGGTAGCGTAGGCACGTTCTTTACGGCCTTTAGATACTATCAGCCTGCAAAGAGTAGATTAGATGCAGTTTATACTAAAGTGCCTTACAATGGCTGTTTAAGCGAAATTAAAAGCGACATTGATATTACTACATTTAACGAGTCATTTATTAGACGTGGTTTCTCATCATCAATGATGGTAACGTTCTTTAATGGTGAACAACCACCAGAAGTAAAAAGAGCTATTAAAGAAAGGTTTGAGCAAACATATACAGGTGTTGAAAATGCTGGTAGTGTAGTGCTTAACTTCGCTGATAAGAATGGGCAAGCGGCCGCTATACAACCGATAAGCATAGATGAGTTAGATAAGAAATTTGAATTCACTTCAAAACGTTTACAACAAAAGATTTTAGTATCTCATAACGTTACAAACCCTGAAATATTCGGTGTTAAAACAGAGGGTAGTGCATTGGGTAATCGTGTAAGTGTAAAAGAAAGCTATGAGTTATTTCTTAATACATACAGTAAGCCACGTCAAGAACCATTGTTGAGTTTTATTTCAGATGCGTGCTACTTAATGACAGGTGTTTATATTGAGTTTGATTTTGACCAATTAGAGCCGATAGGTTACGATTTCTCTGCGGATCAAGATTTGACGCAAGATGAAAGACGTGCTATCAAAGGGTTTGAGCCATTGAGTGAAGTTAGCGAAACGGAACAAATACAAGCATCAGTTAATAGCACATTGACTAATTTAACAGGTCGTCAATTCCAAGGGTTAATGAGAATCGTTAACAAGTATGACAAAGGAACGATTAACAAGCAATCAGCTATTGCGTTAATGGTAAATGGATTTGGTTTGTCAAATGAAGATGCGTTAACTTTCTTAAATGAAAACGATGCAATAGATGAAAGCATAGTTAAAATGTCGAAACAAAATGAAGATGCTATCTTAGCACGTTTTATGGAATTGGCGACACCTGACAACGAAGCACATGAGGTTTTGTTTGAAGAGGAAGTACATCATTAAAGGATGCTTTAAAATATGAATTAAAGGCTCATAAAATGTACTTTGAAGATGCGTTAAGTATTAGTGTCACCGAGTTAGATAGCGCAGTTCTAAGCGCTATTAAAGGCAATCCAACGCTAACACAAGAGGAGCTTGCGAGATTATTAAAAGTTGATATTAGTAAAATCAAACAATCAATTTTCAGATTAAAAGAAAAAGGGTTAATTGAAAAGAATGCAAAGGCTTATGATATTACTGATAAGGGAATCGAAAAAAAAAGTGAGCCGATTAAAACTACTGAAATCAAAACAGTTTACAAGTATGCGGTAAGAGAGCCAGTACCACCATTGAAAGGTAATTCACGTAAATATTGCCAAGATTTAATGACTATGAGTAAAGATAACCATTGGACTTATGAGCAGTTAGAAAAGATGGAAAATGAGTTTGGATTCAACACATTTGATTACCGTGGGGGGTGGTGGACAAACGGAAACACTGGAGAAACTACACCATACTGCCGACATATATGGAAAGCAAAAACAATTAGAATAGACAAATAAGATGGATGCATTATTTATAAGCCAACAATATTTAAAGGATAAGTCACTTATCAATGATAACACAGACTGGGAGCTATTGCAACCGTCTATTATTATGATACAAGATTTGTATTTACAACAAGTTTTGGGGACACCATTGTTTGAGGATTTACAGGATAAAATTACTGCAAACACTTTATCTGTAGATGAAACTAATCTAATTAAAAAGTACATCCAAAAAATGCTTCATTGGTATATTTTAATGGAAGCGACAACCATTCTAAAATATAGATACACCAATAAAGGAATACTAGTCAAATCATCGGAAAATTCACAACCTATCAGCGAAAGCGAAATGAAAGTAGTTAAAGATGAGTGGCGTTCAATCGGTGAGAGATACGCTGAATTATTAACTAAATATCTTATAAAATATTCATCAACTTTCCCACTATATAACACTTATAATAGTGAGGGTATGAATAGGTCATTGACTAATTTATCAACGGGAATCTTTATAAATGATGATTATATCATTCGTAAAGTAAATCCAAGTGATAACGATCAATTAACTGATTTCGGATGGACATATTAATTTATGAGCAAAGCAAACGAAAAGAAAATTATAGAAAAATTAAAGGTTTTAAAGCCTCAAGTATATGCTGACATTAAACCAAACAATAGAGATTTTAAAAAACTTTTCTTCCAAACACAAAAGCCTAAATAGCTTCTATTTCGGTGACAAGTGGGAAGTTGGTGCGAGTAGTCCGATTCAATATCCTTTGTTATGGTGTTCGCTAACATCGTCATCTATTACTAACAATGTTATTGAACGTAAATTTGTTATTGATATTTCTGACAAGGTTAACTTAGACGAAAGCAACGAAACGCACGTATTAAGTGATTGTGAAATGATAGCGTATGACTTATTAAACTATTTAGAACAAATATCGGACGCTGGAGAAATAGGCATAAAAATACAACCAAACACATCGCTAACTGACTACACGGAAGATCGTGATGACATGGTTAGCGGTTGGTTCTTTGAAGTGTCTATTAGTTCACACGTTGGAAACTATTCATGCAACTTACCAATAAATAGCGGTAATATATTTGATGGCAATTATATCTATATTGACGGCGAATACAACGTACAATGCGGTGATTTTGAGGTGTTAATCAAAGACCAAAACGGTAATACCTTGCAAACATTTACAACTAGCGGAACATATACAGTTGAGGTATTACAAAATATAATTGACACTATCACAAACAACACATCAACAATCATTCAACCTTTAACATAATGGCAAACGTAAACATTCGATTAGGTTACAAAGATTCTGCGTGGTTTACAGCTAACGCTACACTTGTTTTATTAGCTGGTCAAGTTGTTTACTTACAACAAACGGGGCAGTATAAGATAGGTGACGGAACTACTCAATTACAAAATTTAGTTTTTCAAGGAATAGCTCAAGAAACTCAATTAGTTACGGCTACAGTAGTAAATAAAACAGGGGTTAATTTATTAGCTTCAAACTACCAAGCTGTTAAGGTAACTACAGCTCAAGGGCAAAGGCTAGCAGTTGATTTTGCTCAAGCAAACAATGATAATAATAGTGCTGATACCATTGGGCTTGTAAGAGAAAATATATCAAACAACCAAGAGGGTGACGTTGTAATTTTAGGACAAATTACCGAAGTAAATACAACAGGAAGTTTACAAGGTGAAACGTGGGTTGATGGGGATATTTTATACTTAAGCCCTACAACGGCTGGTGCTATTACCAAAGTTAAACCAACAGGATTAACAGGTCATATGGTTGTATTGGGGTATGTTGAATATGCTCATGCTATACATGGAAAAATTTATACCAAGATACAAAACGGTTACGAATTAGAAGAGCTTCATAATACTGCTGATGTAAGCTATACAACACCTATTGATGCTGATAGTTTACTTATCAAAGATAGCACGGCTTCATTATGGAAGCGTTTAACATGGGCTAATTTAAAATCATTCTTTGTAAGCAAAACAGCAACTGAAACTATAACAGGGACAAAGACATTCAGCAATGCAACGTTTAATCTTGATATTGACGGAACGGGCAAAACATTAACATTCAATAATTGGGCGGCTCCTTATTCAACTTATGGATGGGGAATATCTACAAGCGTTGATAAATTGAAACTACCAGCAACTCTTTTCATAGGAGATTCAAGTTATGTAATTGATAGATTTGATTCTACAGGCGACCCTGTTGGCAGTAAGTATGGTGGTGCTTTCAATACGTGGAAGGATTTCAAAGCACGTTCAAATTTTAGCAATAAGACATTTGTCTATGGTGTTGATAGTACAGGTTATGTTGGTATCGGAACTACAACTCCATCCGTTGAATTAGAAGTAAACGGAAGAGTTAAAACATCACAACCGTCTGCGAATGGTGCTGGGGCTTGGAAGTTAGGTAAGAAAGTAACAGCTACAGTTGCATTAGTTACAACCGATTACATAGAAGTTGATATTGATGGGGTCATTTATAAATTAGCATTAGTAAATTAATAAACATGAATTATATTTTAAAAAATTACAAAGCGTTTAGCGAGGTTATCAATAACCACAACGGAACATTAACTATGTACATAGAAGTAATTGTTGGTGTTGAGGGTTGCCATTATGACGACATTTGTTCTAAACGAGTTGCTGAATATATTTTCAGCGAAGATTTAACAGCGAAACAAATTAACGATGGGATTGAGCCATTCGCTACTCAATGGGTAGCGAAAAACTATATCAATCAATAGAAATTATATTACTTTAATTTAAAACATTACAATTATGTTACAAGAAATAAATGACGCAATGGTTAACCGTATGGGTGGCTATGCAGGGTCAAGAACGGTTACGGGAACGGGTGCTTTAACAAGCTTAAATTTTTCACAATTTTATGTGCGTGAAGATACAGTTATTGGCACATTAACAGGTACTGACAACCAAACAAGTGCAACTTCAAACCTATTGACAACATTAGGAATATCAGCAGTTACATTGAAAGCTGGTGAGTTACACGTTGCACCTTATGGCACTCGTATTAGTGCTGTTACGTTAACAAGTGGTTCTATTATTTTATATTAATTATGCGAATAGCTAGGGGAATATCAATAGCGAATGTAAATAAACCAATAAGCACGGCAATAGCTTATGATGCTGATGCTACTGCTTTCTTTACGGCGGCAAGTATTACTGACACCACTCAAAAAAGTGCGGTTAATACATTAGTTCTTAGTTTGAAATCTGCTAACATTTGGACTAAGAT